GTTTTCAAAAGAATATGAAAACGTTCAACAACAGTTTCAAAACGAACCAAGACCACAACCATCTCAAAAAGCATTAGCTTGGGCAGAAAAAAATACTTGGTTTAGATCTGATGCTGAAATGACGGATTATGCTCAAAGAATACATAGAGGTTTAGTAGCAGAAGGATTTGACACAGAGTCAGATGACTATTATGATGAATTGACTAATAGAGTTAAAAACAAGTTTCCAGAGTCTTTTGAAGGCTCGGATCAGACGATCAGAGGTAACACAATCGCCCAACCTGTTGCTTCTGCCACAAGGTCTGCAACCACTGGGCGCAAGTCTGTTAAGTTGACCGCTAGTCAAGTAAAAATAGCAAAAAAGTTAGGGGTTCCCTTAACTGAATATGCTAAGTACGTTTAAGGAGGTACAAAATGACAGATATTAAAACACCAAGAAGTGCACAAACAAGGGCTAAAGAGGAACGTAGAAAACCTTGGAAGCCACCGTCTCAACTAGACGCACCACCATGTCCTGATGGATATAGGCAAAGATGGCTTCGACATCGAGTCAATGGCATGGATGATACTAAAAACATCAATGCTAGACTCAGAGAGGGCTGGGAGTTAGTGAGAGCTGACGAACACAATAAAGGTCTTTACTCTGCATATAATGGAAGCATCAAAGCTTATGAGGGTGTCATCAGCGTAGGTGACTTGCTATTGGCAAGAATTCCTCAAGAAACTGTTGATGAGCGTAATGCTCATTACAAGCGATTGACTGATCAACAGACAGAAGCTTGGGAAACAGATCCTTTGAGGGAGCAACATCCTAGTATGCCTATGAATACAGATAGGCAAAGTCGTGTATCTTTTGGTGGCGGAAATAAAAAACCATCTCGAGATACTTAATTATAAAGGAGATGAACTATGGCAAATCAACAAGGAAACTTTGGATTTCGTCCTGTTCAAATGCTAGGTGCAGCTTATAATGGTCAAGGCCAACAAGAGCTGACAATTGCAAGTAACGAGACAAATTCAATCTTTCAAGGTGATCCAGTTGTATTAAATGCAAACGGATCAATTTCTCGTGGATCCTCTGCTGGTGCTGAACTAATTGGTATTTTTAACGGTTGCTTTTATACAGACCCCACAACGTCTAAACCAACTTTTTCAAATCATTATCCAGGCGCCATCGTAGCAAGTGATATCGTTGCAAACGTAATCACGGATCCAGATGTGGTATTTGAAGTCAAAGTAGATGACGCAAATGCTGGAGTTGCTCAGGTTGGTTCAACATGTAACATCGCAACATATAGTGCAGGAGATACAACTTCAGGTATTTCTGATGTCGCTATTGATGGTGATACTTTTGGAACTAACTCAGGCTCAAACTTTGCTGTTGTCGCATTATCAACTGATGTCGACAATAGTGACTATACTGCTGCTAACGCTAACATTCTTGTTAGAATTAACAAACACCAGTATAGAGACGCTACAGGCATATAGGAGGTTAAACTATGGCTATTTCTAGAAGTCAACTCGTTAAAGAGTTAGAGCCAGGTTTGAACGCTCTGTTCGGCTTGGAGTATGGGCGCTACGACGCTCAACACGCAGAAATCTTTGAAACAGAAACTTCAGATCGTGCATTCGAAGAAGAAGTAATGTTATCAGGATTTGGTAATGCAAGAACGAAGAGTGAAGGTGGATCAATTGTCTATGACAATGCGACAGAAACTTTCACAGCTCGTTACACACATGAAACAATTGCACTTGGTTTTGCAATCACTGAAGAAGCTGTTGAAGATAATCTTTATGACAGAATTTCAGCAAGATATACAAGAGCACTTGCACGTTCCATGGCAAACACAAAACAGGTGAAAGCTGCAAACGTTTTAAATAACGGTTTTGATAACAACTTCCCTGGTGGTGACGGTGTTGCTCTTCTTTCTACTGCACACCCACTTGTTGCAGGTACATTGAGAAATGAACTTACAACAGCGGCTGATCTTAATGAAGCATCATTAGAGCAATCTCTAATTGATATTGCTGCATTTGTGGATGAGAGAGGTTTACTAATCTCTACTCAAGGAAGAAAACTTATTGTTCCTTCTGAGT